GCCGCTTATGGCGCTGATGCCTGCCAACCGGCACCAAAAGACCACAACGGAAATATACTTCGGTAATTTCTTCTTTCGAGCGTGTGGCGCCAACCTGAACAATTTGCAGAGCACGGGCCTGCAGTGGGTTTTTAATGACGAGTTATGGCTTCCGGTTTGGCAGGACATGTATGCGCACGCGGTGGGGCGCACCCGGGACTTTGAGCGGGCTGGCAGTTACAAGATCGTCGACGTGTCGCAGGCCGGCAACGCCAACGACGTGGAAGACCGCAACTGGAAGGAGGGCAACCAGGCCGTTTGGTGCTACAAGACGGACAAGGGCTTTGTGCCGCTGCTCTTTGGCGGCAAGCGGGACGACGGAAGCCGGTGGGGGCTGATCTGGAACGAGGATGCGAAGCGCCCGGACGGCACCTACAACAAGCAGAGGGCGATCGACACAACCCGCTACGTCTGCCGGGTGACGGGAAAGGAGTGGCTGGACACGCCCCAGACCATAGCCGAGTGGAACCGGGACGGGGCCTACGTCTCCCAAAACGAAAATTCCAGCCGGGCTACAGTGAGCTACGGGGTGAACGCCCTGCTCAACCGGACCTTCGCTTCGCTCGTTGAGGAGAAAATAAACGCGCTCGAACAGGCCAGCCGCGGCGACATGGGCGGGATGCGGGACTTTGCCCAGAAAGCCGAGTGCAGGCCCTGGGAGGAAGTGAACCTCACCGTGACCCTCTCGCTCGTTTCTTCGGGCTACGATGCGGCGGAATACGCCAAGGGGGAGGCCTGGGAGGGCGAGGGCCGGCGGGCCATGATGATCGACCGCCAACAAGGCATGGCCGGGGACGTTCCCCACCGCTGGGTTGAAATCCGGGCCTTTCAGCCGAACGGGGACAGCCGGCAGCTTTACTTTGGCCGGCTCAACACCAAGGAAGCCTGCCGGGACGTGCAGAAACTTTTCCGGGTGCCGGATCGGTCGGTCTGGCAGGATGCCGGATTCGAACGGCACGAAGTTTTCAAAGAGTGCGTCGAATACGGGTGGATAGCCACGTTCGGGTCAGAGCAAGGAAGTTGGACGCACCTGGTGGCCAACCCGAGCGGGGATCCGATCAAGGCGAGCCTGCCCTACAGCCAAATCCAGACGCAGGAGGTCGGGGGGCCGTCAGCCCATGCCCACTACCTGCTGTTTTCGGAGCACTATTTTGCCGATATTGCCGCCGCGTTCGTGTCCGGCCGGGGCTTGAAATACCACCACCCGAACGACGTGAGCCCCGAATACTTGGAACAACTCCAGGGCGAACACAAAGTGCAGGTGAAGCCGGGCGTCTGGAAATGGAAGAAACTGCACAGCACGAAGCCGAACCATTCGTGGGATTTGACCAAGGCGTTCGCCTGCTACATGGCCGTCACGAAGCTGATTCCGCTACCGAAGGCCAAGGCGATCGAGCACGTCGCCGCGTAGGAATTCGATGTATTCTCCCTCGGTCATGCCATGCTGCCGGGCTTCTTTCACCAAGGCGTCCCAGGCAGCGTCCTCCATGTGGAGGAGTCGCCGGGGCGGAAGCTTCGGGCGGCCTGAGTTGGGCCGGGGTCCGCCGCGTCTTTCGGTTTTCAGCATCGAAATCAAATAATCAAACGGTTGACCCGGCGCAATATTCAAATGGCCATCACAGGAATATTCTACGGGCTGCCCCTCGCCACGCTTCAGGCCATGCAGGTGCAATGGTTGGCGTGTTTGGCCGGCATCGCCACAGCGGGGCAGTCCTACAGCATCGCCGGGCGGCAATTCACCCGGGCCAACCTCTCGGAGGTGAAGGACATGGTTGCCGAGCTGCAGGCGGCTATTGATCGGGCGGACGGGACGCGCACCACGGTCACTTATCCCAACTTCAGCCGCGGGCCCTACTGATGAACGCCCCGGAAGTCAGCGCCATGCTTCTGCCCACGGGCCTGGACAAGGCCATTGCCACGGTGTTCCCCGGATGGGGGGCCAGCCGGATGCGGGCCCGCCGGGAATACGCCTACGAGGCGGCCAGGAACACGCGCCTGCGGCCGTCAGCCCGCACGTTGGCCGGCCCGGAAAGCTATTCGGCGTTCCCCGACCGCCTGCAGCTCATTCGGGAAATGCGCCAGTTGGTGGAGAATTTCGGGCTCCTGCAGTCCATCCAGGATAAGCTCGCGATCTATGCTTTCGGGCGGATGCGTTACCAGTCGCGCACGGGGGATGACAAGGTGAACACGTCCTTTGAGGACTACCTTTCCGAGCGGTTCAAAACGATCGACTACTCCGGCCGCTACAATCTGCGGAAGCTGGTGTGCATCGCCTACACCTCCCAGCAGAACGACGGGGATTTTGGGCTGCAGTGGAAACGCCGGGACGGGCTGTTGCGGCTTTCTGGCGTGGAGTCCGACCGCATCGGCGGGGCGGTCATGCAGTCGGGCTTGGAGAACTATTTTCAGGGCATCACGGTGGACGTCGAGTCGGGCGTGCCGCAAAACTACGCCGTCTATCGGCGCACGAAGGGCAACGCCTACGTTGACAAGGTGGATGTGGCGGCTGCCGACATGATGATGTTGAGCGATAGCCGGCGCATCGACCAATACCGAGGCATCACACCATTTGCTCCGGTGATCAACGAAATGAAGGATCTGAAGGAGGTCTTGGAGGCCTGCCTGATTGGAACGAAGTTCGAAAACTACCACGGGGCCATCGGCTACACGGAAAGCGGGCTGCCCCTCAACGATCCCAGCACCTTCATCGACGGCACGGAGACCAACGCGCAAGGCGCCGGGCTGAAAGAGGAAGAGCTGAAATACGGGAAAATCCAATGGGCTCCGCGCAATGCCCGGATGGAATTCATCAAATCCGACCGCCCTTCCGGGCAATTCCAGTCCTACCTTGGCACGCTGATTCGTCTCATCGGGACGGCGCGGAACCTGCCCTACGGCTTTCTCTACGACCTCGCCGGACTGACGGGCCCGGCGGCGCGCATGGATGCCCAGCAGGCCCACCGCGTCATTCAGTGGGACCAGCAAAACGCCGTCGACCTGATCCTTGACCGGGTGAAAAACACGCTGCTGATGGAAGGCTTTGCGCTTGGGGCCATCGAATATCACCCGAATTGGCAGCGCGGGCAGTGGCAGTTCCCGCCGGCCATTTCGATTGATGCGGGGAGGGATTCCAATGCTGGCAGACAAGAGGTGTGGGCCGGCATGAACTCCAAGGCGAACTGGTATGCAGAGAACGGCGAGGATGCGGAGGAACAGGAGGAAATTATCGAAGCCGAGGCAGACCGGACGCTCGAACGGGCGCAGAGGCTCGCCAAAAAGCGCGGTGTTTCCGTGGAACTCGCCCTGACCATGCTCGAGGTCCGCACCCCACAGGGCTATTTGGTCGGGCAACAGGTCCCCGCGGGAGGAAAAAGCGGTGACGAGGGGGGGGAAGAGGTGCCGGCAGACAAGCAAATGGCCGTAGAGGAGGCCCGCAAAAAGCTCCTTTCTGCCCTCCGTTCGTGAAAAATAGCGAACTCGAAACGCTGGAATTGGTGCTCCTGACCCATGGCGGACAGGCAAAGTTGGCCCGTCACGTCCGAGAAATGCCGGATCGGCTCGAAAAGCTGCTGTCGGTGCGGTCCGCCGAACTTTCCAACGAGGCGCTGGAGGCTGTTCTTGCCCGCCTGGCAGCGTTTCGGGAGGAAATCGGGGCAGCTCTGGCCAATCTGCCGCACGAGGCGCAGCGCGCCGCCGAAACGCATCACGAAAAGCTGGCCCGCGCTGTTTTGACGGGTCTGGCCGAAAAATCAGGGGAGACGGCGCGGCAGCTCGCCAAGAAATTGGACGACGGCTTGCACCTGCTGGAAAAGCAGGCGCGGGAGGCTGTGGCGGCTCAGACAGCAAGCGCCGAGGCGGCCATTGAGGCTAAATTTCTCCAGGTGGAAGCGCTTTTCTCCCGCAACCTGGAATCGCTCGCCGCCGGCTACGAAAAGAAGCGCCTGGCGCTGGCCCGGGAATACGAGCAACAGGAAAAGACCCGCGGCGCGGGGATCCTCGCCGAAACCTACCGAGGAAACTGGTCAGCCGACGTGCTTTACCTCCGCGGCGAGACATTCAGCTTTCGGGGCGGCTGGCATTTGGTCTTGCAGGACGCCCGCGGGCAGTTGCCGGGCAACGCTACCCTGAAGGGTCCCGGAAAGGTCTACGCGCTGCTGGCCGCGCCCGGCGCGCCCGGGAACATGGGGCTGCCCGGCGCCAGCGGGTCAACCTACGTCGCGCCGCCGCTTGTGGTGGCCACAGCCACCCGCGGCCAATGGACCTACGCTACCGGCCGCATGTATTGGGCCGTCGCTGACGGGGTGGTGAGGACCTGGGTGACCACCGCGGCGCCGTAGGAGGGTTGACGTTCGGGCGGCTTTCATGAGCAGCCGCGAATACGCCATTCAGTTCAACGCCCAGCGGGTCGACCGGGGGAAAGGCGTCATCTTCGGCGTGGCGGTGATGACAGAGGGCACTTACACCGACCGCCAATACAAGCTGGAAAGCGGGAAAGGAATTCCGCTGGTCTGCGATCACACCACGCTCGAGCAAATCATGGCGTCGGCGAAAACCTACGCCACGGGCCTGAAGGTGAAGGCTGACCACCGAAGCGGCATCTTTTCCACCGCCGGCCTCCTCAAAAACTTCCGCATCGAAGGCAAGACGCTCCGGGCTGACCTGCACGTTCTGTCGACGGAGGAGAACCGGGAAAAGCTCTTCGAGATGGCCGAAAGCATCCCCGACACGTTCGGGCTATCGGTTTCCTTCTCCGGCCCCTACGAGGTGATCGGAGAGAAGGCCTATGACCGCTGCACCGAAATTTACTCAGCGGACTTGGTTTCCGAGCCCGCCGCCAACCCCACGGGGCTTTTCTCGCGGGTTGACGACACCCGAAAGGATACAACCATGAACATCGAAGACGTTTCCAAGGAATGCTCGGAACTGGCGGGAAAGCTCAAGTCCCTCCAGGACGCCATTTCGGGGCTGCAGCCCAAGGTCGACGCCGACAAGGCGATGGAAGCCCTCAAGGGCGAAGCTCGCGGCCTCTGAAACCGCCGTCAAAGAGCTTTCGACCAAGACGGCCAGCGCCGCCACCGATCAGACCAAGCTGATCACGGAGACGGCCGCCGCCGTCGCCAAGGAATTCGCCAAGGTCATCGGCGAGGCGCCCAAACAGAAGGCCTCCCAGGAGGAAGAGAAGCTGAAGGAGCCCAAGCCGGTGGAGAAATTCACCGCCGCAGCCCAGAAGCATTTCGCCACGACCAAATCGAAGGTGAAGGCCATGGAGTTGGCCATCAAGGACGAGCCCGAGGGCTACAAGCAGTTCCGCACCTCCGGTGTGGACATCAAATTCGCCGCTTAACCACCCAAACCCATGGCAACCTACAACGATTTCTCCCGGAGCTTCACGGTCAATGCCGCCATGTCGGCGGGCCGGCGCGTGGCTCTCTCCAACAACGGCAGCATCGGCCTGGCCGCGGCCGAACAGTTCGGCGTCGGCGTCCTCGAACGAGACTGCACCGCTGATGCCTTCGAAAACCCGAAGGTGCGCCTCCCGGGCACCGGCTCCGTTTCGGTGTGCGCGACGGGCGCCCCCGGCACGGTGGGAGACATCCTTTACTGCCTGGAAAACGGGCAGGTTGGGCCGACGAACAGCGCCACCAACGGGATCCAATACGGCGTCGCCTTCGAAAGCTGGACGGCCAACGGCGTCCTGATCGAAGCCCTTCCCCTCGCTGCCCCGCAACCCACCGCCTAACCGGCCGTTAACTTTTAACCAAAGCAAAATACCATGTATCCCCAAGGCGGCGCAATTCTCAGGGCTGATCTTCGCGGAGTCGTCGAGGAAGCCTTCAACCAGGGTGCCCTTTACATCGGGGCCAAGGTCATGCCGCCCATCGGCGTGACGGCCGCGGCCGGGCAATACCCGAAGATCGGCATCACCGCCGGCAACTTCCTGCGCGACGAGGTGAAGCGCCGGGGCCGTGGCGCCAACTACGCCCGCGTGAAACGCGCCTGGGGTTCGGACACCTACACGACCATCGAATACGGCATCGAAGTGCCGGTCGATGATTCGGACAGCGCCGACTTGGGCCGCTTCTTCTCCCTCGAGGCGACGGAGACGCGGCGCACCTATGAACAGGTGCAGCTTGCCCATGAGCGCCGGGTTGCCGCCGCGATCATGAACGCGACCAATTTCAACCGCATCACGTCAGCGACGGCCTACACCGCCGCGAACGCCGACACGTTTGACCTTGGTTGGGACATCGACCTCGCGAAGGCCGAAATCAACAACCGGGGCGAAAACGCCAGCGCTCTTTCGGTGGTCATGTCCTACGACATGTTCTTGCGGGCCCGGGCTTCCACCCGCCTCCAGAACCGCATCCGCGGCACCATCTCCACCGACTCGCAACTTGTGCTCTCCAAGGAGGCCATGGCGCAGGCCTTGGACGTCAAGGAAGTGCTGATCGGTGCGGCCAAATACGACACCAGCAAGCAGGGATCCGCCACCGCCTCCCTTTCCTCCATTTGGGGCAACACCTACATTTGGGTGGGCAACATTCTCCCCTCCAGCGGGCCGGAAGGCCTGATGGCTGGCGGTGCCGGCTATACCCTGTTCTGGGAACAGGACGCCGCGCTCTTCCAGGTCGAGCAATACCGGGACGAGTCGGTG